CAGCCATCTCCGAAAGAATCTGAACAATCATATAGAGTGCTTGCTCGCGCGTGGGTATCGCCTCATGAGCGGCCACGGAATCGGGCATCTGCGTAGTAAATGCTGTATCGACTTCGGTGTTTATTTGCGCCTTCATGGTCGAGGACATACCACCCAGGTCTGTAAGTCCCGCTCCCGCTGCACCGATTACCGCTGTGTCCACTAGGATATCGTTTATGTCTGCACCATTGTCGTTAGCGGTTTGCGCGGTTCCGTTGACTTCTTTCACGTTAACGTGGAATCCAGTCGGGTCGGCTTGGCTCTGGCTTTCCCACTCATTGACAATGGCGGCAACAGTTGGCGGCGTCGTTGTGTTCCAGTCACCCTTGCCGTTCAGTGAGGAGGATGCGAATGTACCGGCAACAAGTGCATTAGATGCAAAAGCGTCGGCTGTAAATGCTCCCGTTGCAAATGTGGCAGCAACCAGAGCGTCCGCAGCAAACGCATCGGCTGTTAGGCAACCCGTGGCAAAGTTGGCAGCAACCAAAGCATCATCCGCAATCTTTGCCGCAGTAATACAATCCGCTGCCAAAGTTGCCGCAACAATCGTATTTGATGCGATATGTTCCGCTGCAATTGCGTCGTCTGCAATCTTCGCAGCAGTGATACAATCCGATGCTAGCGTGGCCGCGACGATAGTGTTCGCCGCAATGTGTTCCGCTGCAATCGCGTCATCGGCTATCTTTGCTTCTGTAATGCAATCCGCTGCCAATGTAGCCGCGACAATAGCACCAGCCGCAATATGTTCCGCCGCGATGGCGTCATCCGCTATTTTTGCTTCTGTAATGCAATCCGCTGCCAGTGTAGCCGCGACAATCGTATTCGATGCAATATGTTCCGCTGCGATGGCGTCGTCTGCAATTTTTGCCGCCGTGATACAGTCGGCTCCCAACTGTGCGGCGTCGATTGTTCCTGTTGTATTGCCAAAATCCAGTCCCGCTTCGCCGTTGGCCGTAACGTCCAGCTTTCGTCCCGCAGTAGTGGATTGCAGCGGCCCCGCAGCAGTCCCACCATACATCGCGTCATAGACTGCTTCCTCGACAACGTGATAGTCGAGTCGCACCGGCAACGCGCCAGATTCATGTATCGAAATAGTTAGCTGACCCACGGTATCGGTATCTGTCTCGTCGAGTTCGCAGTTGTACATTCCCAACTCGTCATGTTGGCATGTCGTGTTATCCGATTTCTGCGCCATGTTCTGCCCATTCTTGCTCAGTCGTACATCGGCCTGGGCAATCGTCAACCCTGTCTCTGCCGTTTTGCCATCGCCGTCATCGACGAACGGGCCAATGAGTACATCAACCACCTGGGACTGCCTTAAAAACCCTTGAAACGCCACTACAACCCTCCTGCCATTTGGTATTGGTGGATCGCCAGCGGCACTACGCTTGACGCCGCGCCCAGGTCTTCAATCAAGACTGCGTCGGCAATGACGTAGCCGTTTGCGTTATCTGTAATCGTGACCGTAAGCGTAGTACCATCCGCCTCGTAAGTACCGAGTGTCTTGAATGCACGGGGGCAGTATGAAGCGTTATAGTTTCTCACGAAATCATCGGGCGGCGCTTCTTGGTCAACGTCCACCGTTTGATTGCCACCGGCTATACCGCTCACCGTGTACGGAGTATCAGTAGCGCGGTTTGAGTGAGCCGTCCAGGTCGCTGACACTTTGTAGTTGTTACCGGAAGTGACAGTGAAAACGAACGCCGCCGAATACATGCCCGATCCAGACGCTTGAAAGTGGCCGGTAGTGCTGTAGGCATTGGTCTGCGTGAAAGAAGTCCAGCTAGGGGTAAAGCTCGCACTGTCGTCCACAGTTTCATCACCGCCAATTCCATCAAGCGGGTCACCAGCTTCAAACCCACTATCCAAAACCGCTGTAGCGGAATCATAATACTGTGCCACTCCAACATAATCGCCTGACGTAATTGAAGTGTCGGTCGTTTGAACGGTGACCGTGTAACGCCATGCGCGAATGTCTGAACTGTCTGCCCTGACTGCCAGCGCGCCATGCGCTGCCATGCTGCTGCTAGTTAAGTCGGTTCGAGAGCCGCTAACTATTTTTGACAGGTAAACGTAGTACGTTGAACCAGATTTATATTCAAAGCACCAGTACCCCGTGTTCGCATTGCCTGGATGCCTTACCATCGGCCCAGATACCAAAGTCGTTCCGGTGGTTGATGCGTTGCCACCGACGACGCAGTATTGATTGGCAGACGACAGTGCTTGGTTGTGATGAATCGTGTCGTAGGCGTCACCTGCTCCAGTCTTCTTAAGCAGACCACCTGACGCAGACCACGTTCCGCTTTGAGTGGAGAAATCGCCAAGGCTATTTAACTTGTCCGAGATCACAGTAGTGGGGGGCAGTGGTGATTCGTGGTGATCCCTGATATCTGGCAAGAGAAGAGTTCGCCAATCGTCGATGCCGTGCTTATTACAGTATGCGCCCAACCTTTTTCTACACTTGGTCTGGTCTGATCCAGATTCCTGATCTTTCAAAAATCCCTCACGGATGTCGTACCGAACAACATCTAGTATGCGGGCAGTGGTGTTAGATATCGGCTCACCCTCAAACACTGATGTCGTCAGTGGCCGATGATTCTCTCCCCCGCTAGGATCGCCCCTCTGCATTACATCTACGATGCCCTGAAACAGCGTGTCTCCAGTAGCGGTGACCCCTAGTCTCTGGGAGATTACGTCTTTGGTGGACTGGGTCAGCAAACAATCCTGTAGACTACTGCCTTCCCCTAGAAGTTCGTACTCACTATCAAGCGCATCGGCAGCGAATACGGCGTATGGCCGGTCGCGATAGGTGTAGTCGGATTGCGACGGCAACGGGCGAAAATCGAAGATAAGACGAGCGCCGGACGGGGCTGTCCATCGCTCCCCCACTTCATCGTTCAGATGCTCAAATGGGCCTAGATAATACTTCATTACTACGGAACCATTTTCATCGCTAGGTAAGTGGCAATACTTCCGGTCGTAGCACCGACGATCCCAGCCATTATTGCGTGAATCCTCCACAGGATATTAACCTTCTGGGCCATCCCCAGCCTACCGTCTTCGCCGTCTAGCATGTCTTTCACTTCATCGATAGCCTTCTTGGTCTGGAGTACAGATTCCTTAAGCCACTTCAATTCGGTTTGGATCGCCGCCGCATCTTCGTTGCTCATTTTTTCGCACCGTATTTATCCGTAACCATTTCTTTCAGTTCCTGCGGATGCTTTCCCGCCAGACCTGGATCGCGGCTAACTTCGCGAGCCACCATCTCACCGGCTAAATCATCGGCCAATGCCTTGCTGGGCGGTCGCGGAACTGGAGTGGCTTTATTCTTAACGTGACCGTTTATCGTCACCGTCTTGTTCTTCTCGCGGGCAACCCGAACAACGTCGCCAATGCCGTCCACCCATGCGGAAGGATCGGTGACTGGGCCAAGTCCACTAACGTGCTTCTTGCCGCTGATCGAAGTCCCTGCGGCGCGGGCGGCGCGCATGGCAACAATGCGGGCGACCGGCGACATCTGCGAAAGGCTCTTACCGTTCATGTAGCCATCCATGAACGTGCGGTCGGTATCACCCAGACCAAACGAAAAGTATTCGCCGTAAGGAAGATCCTGCTGGGGTTCTTCCAGCATTTCCTCGCGGCTGACCGTCTTGCCATTCTTCTTATAGACGATTCCCATTACCCACCTCCCTGGCGAGCCGCTACCTCTGCCAGCGCCTGCTTAAGTAGCGACTCTTCTGTGCGGCCCTGGTTCTTGACCTGCTGTTCCTCTGCGCGACCTTGGTTCTTTATCTGTTGCTCCATGACGCGACCCTGGTTCTTAACCTGCTGCTCTTCAGCCTTACGCCGCAGACCGCCTTGATGCTCTTCTTCCAGTCGCCTTTGCTCTTCCATTTGAGCATTGACCGCTTGCTGCTGCTGCTGCTGACTGCGATCCGGCACTAGGAATTGATCAATGTTTTCGTAGTCGTAAGCCTTGCCCCAGAACTTCAGTAGTTCGTTCATCGGGCCAGGATCGCCAAATGCCTGATAGTAGCCCTGGAAGATGGGCAGCATGACCTGCATCGATGCATTCGCCTGCTCCTGCAAGCGGGCCTTATTCGGCTTGCGGGTCGATCCCGCCTCGACGCGAAAATCAAATTCGCGGACAACCTCTTCGACTTCAGTGCTGGAAATAAGTTTCTCCCAGACGAAGCCACCTATCGGCCCGACAACTGGTTCAATGTCCTTGCGTTCCAGCAGCCAGCGCATAGCGAAGGCTTCCTTGGTGATCATCTTCGACAGGGCATCTTCGACCTTGGCGCTGAAGTCGGCTGGGCGGGTCGTTGCATGCTGATGGCGAATCTCCGCTTCGGCGGCACTACGCATCTGGCGGTTCGCTTCAGCACCCTGAATCATCTCATTGAGGCCAAGCCGCTTGTCTGCCGCAGCATCAATCGAAGTGACCATTTTGTAAATATCGTGATTGAAAGCGGGCGGGTCTAGGAATTGAACGATTTCGTTCAGCTTCTTGCCCAGCACCTCTTCCAGTTCGACATAGGAATAGCCGCCCTCGGCTTTCTGTAGCGCGTGCTTGATCTCGTCACCAGCAGCCTTGACCACGCCGACTACCGTATTGCAGCTTGTCGCCGTCTTGGTTGCCAGGAATGACATGCCCCAGTTGACGAACTCCATTTCCGCACGGGCGAACTTGAAGTGAGCCATCGGCCAAGTCTGCGTCGGATGTTCGTGGAAATACAGCGGCGTAAAGGGCCAGCAATCCTTCTCGGCCCAGAACGGGATGGGCCACTGCACCCGCATGAACAGGTCGTCTTCCTGCTCCATGTACGGACCCTGCGTTGTCCACGAAGGAACATTCAGCGGATAGGGACACTTCTGGCAGACCGCGATATAGCAATATTCACCAAGTGCATCGTATTTGTCATGATCGTCTGGATTCTTGGAGAGCTTGCCGCCGAAGCCAAGTTTGGAATAGATTTCGTAGTATTCCAGCAGATGGTTCTGCTTGCCGTGAGTCCTGTCGGATGCATTCTTTTTCGTCTTCTTGCTGTCCTTGTCGTGTGCAGATTCCTTGTAGGCGTATTTCTCCAGCGCCCCTCTTGGTATGTTGAATCGCTTCTCGATTTCGTAGACATGCTGCACTCGACGGCGGGCAACCCAGCGGATGTCAGACCACTCATCCGCATCTGGATCGAATATCAGATTATCGACCGTATCGTAAAACGATCCGATCATCGAATACTCCATCCCAGGCGGCTGGTAAAGTTCCGTCCAGCAGACCCCCATTCCCTTGAGGATCGCCTCCGTAATCCACTTGCGGCAATGCCGCTTCTTGTCTAGCTCGAATTGCGAATAGTTAATGTAATGCTCAAATATGCCAGCGGCGGATGTCAGCAGATTATCGCGGAGTCCCTGCTGCTGCATCATCATTTGATACTGCTGAAGAATCATCGGGTCGGCCATTTGACCGGCAAGGATTTCCGGCCCAACCATAGGACGACGACTGTGGGAAACCACCACGGTCGGGTTCTGAACGTACAGGGCTGGCCCGAATAACTGGTTGACTTCCGCCAGCTTGTTCACCTGCACCAAGAAGGCAGGCGGGGTCATCTTGGCCCCCTCGAAGGAGGCCATCTTGTTTTCCCAGTATTTATCGACATCATTGCCGTCGAACAGACGCATGGCCCATTCGGCATCATCACCGAACGCCTTCTCCTTGTACTTGCGCGCAGTGTTGATTTGCGTCTGCCAGCCCTTAACGATTGACAGCATTTCGTGATTGAACTGGGCGTCGTCGAATTTGTCGGCGGGCATTATTTACCGTCCTGGTTTTGCCGTGGTTGCTGCGGTCGCGCCGCCCTGCTCTGCTGCTTTCGGGGGGAGTCAAGTTCTTCAACCGACTTTTTGGGCCTTTTGCCGCTAAGTTCCCCGACCGCCTTTTCGAGCTTTGTCAGCCGCTCGTCCAGGTCTTTCTCCTTCTTCATTTTCGCTTTTGCGCCGTCCGTATAGTCCCACGCGCCGAACTTGCGGTAGTTCGTATTGAGGATCAGCTTCGGATCATCCACATGGCGAACCGAATCGTATTCCTGTCCGACCGGCCCTCGCGTCGTCACCTCGATCTGCTGGTGGTAGTTTGCGCGGACAACCGCAATGTGCGGCGGCTTGTTTCTGTCGGCAAGCGGAAACCACAGAACTTCGTCGCCTGGATCTACCGGCGGCATGACGAATGTGCGGGCAAGGTCTTCCGTTTTTTGCTTGGCGGATTTCTGGATGTCCGCAATGGTTTGAGTCGTTGAGTTTTCATGTACTGGCGATTCGGTAGGCATTATCTGTCTCTCCAAAGTTAATTAAGGACAATGTGTCCAGGTTCCCGATTCTCTTCCCTCCTCTTTTTCTTCTCCTCCATCCTTCTAGCCGCCCAAGATTTTGGCTTTCTCGATTTACGCACGGGAGGATGATAGCGAGGATTGCGAGCGGCTAAGTATTCCAGGCAATTCATCAATTCCTGCATGCGACCGTACTGTGGGCGATCCATGACCAAGCCGGTTCGCTGATCGACCTTCTTGCGGTACTTGCGGATCTCACGCTGGAACTCAGGCAATGCCCCCCGCAGCACCCGCAACTTGGTTGTTCCGTCTGGGCGGATGGTCAGCCACGATGCAACCGCCTCAACGCGAGCTTCGATGTCATCGCAGCCAGGAACAAAGTTAGCACCAATCGACTGCGAAAGCATACCCTTTTTCTTTAGCTCATCGGCGTAGTACCACTTGACCGGCTTGCTGCGCGGTCCCATATCCCGAATGCGACCGCCGTGTTCATCGATAATCCACTCCCAGAATATATCGTCTCCGCACTTCCGCTTGACCGCCGAAGCGTACTTGGCGGCATTGCAGTCCTTGAGGATGACTTCCCCGTAGACAACAATGCAGTTGCCGTACTTTTTAGCGAACTTGCTGTCAGGCGGCGGCAACGCCGCAAGCAGCACACCGGCTCGCGTGCGGCCAGGATCGGTTATCTTGTAGCGACACCAATCATGGGGAATGCCCCGCTTGGGCAATTCATCGCGATCTATCCCGTGCGTATCAATTGAGAACTCTGGATACATCAACCAATGATTGGCCTGGGGATCGCCGTAGATACGCAGCCGCAAGTGTTCCTGACCGCGAGCGGAAAGCTCCTTAACCCGCTTGGCCTTCTCTTCGGCTGCAATATGCGGGTTATCGAGAAAGCTCCAGCGGTAGGCAACGCAGTTGGGATTCTTTGCTTTCTCTTCCGTTTCGGCTAGCTCCATCATGTCGATGAGCGCCGTGTTCTTGGACTTCGGCAACGCCGACCAGATGAAGAGTCCGCTGCGCTTTGAAAGACGCTGGTGAGCCTCGTCTACCCAATCATCATATTCGATGTCTTCGTCAATCCAGTACAGATCGACCTGATCCCCCTGCGGCGGTTCGCCCTTAGATGGAAAGGCGAATATCTCAGCACCGTTGTGCAGCGTAACGCTATCGAAGACCTTGGCAGCTTTATTGGCCCAGGCTATCGATTTGATCATGCGTGGCGGAATCAACGGCGGCGCAGGCTTGCGTAGGTGGGCAATCTTCTTGTCCTTGAGTGGATTGAATGCCCGCCATTCCCGTGTCTTAGGATCGCGGATAATGTCGAACGCACCGGCACGAAAGAGATAGCGGTGCAGGCGGCGACCCACATGCTTTTGATCGTAACCGACTATGAAGATGATAAAGTCGGACTCGACTTCCGGCTTGCGGTATTTATTGTAGGGGTCGCGACCAAGCGCGGCACGGGCGACCTCAACAGCCGCCCACAGGGACTTGCCGCACTGGTTGCCACCGGAAACGATGCGGTTCGTCACCCCGCATTTATGCGCTTCGTCCTGGTACAGGGTAGGTACATAGAGCCTCAAAGATTCAATCTTGCGGAGATTGATCTCTTCAGCGAGCCGCACAACATCTTGCAATTCCTGCGTAGTAGCAGAACCCTCGAATGTGCTACGAAGGTGCTGGACTATCTGCTGTGCCTTCAGTTTTTTCTTGTTCTGAGCCATCCGTGCCATCCACTGGATTAACCACGATCCGCAGACCGTTCCGCTGTGCCAGTAGTAATAACTTTTCCTCAAGCATGCGGTGAAGATCGCCTTCGTCCTTAACCGCAAGCGGCTCCGCTTCTTCCTCGGATTTGGTGTGCTTGTCCACCAAGCGAGTCATCACATCAATCGCACGCCCCTTCTGGACACTGCCATCCGGTGCGTTCTTTAAGTGGTCGCTGACGATACCGGCAAACTCTCGCAGCCCGCCGACATCCTCCATGACCGCTTCCAACAGTTCCGTCGTGCGGGGAGCAAAGCTTTCGCCTTCCGTACCGTCGTTCACTGCGACTGTATGGAAGTCGTTGACCCGCTCCTCCTTCTTTTCCTTGACCTTCTTGTTTTTCGCATTAACCTTAAGCTGCTTTCGATCCGCAGTCTTGGCCTTTTCGCAAGCCGTACATTCGGAGCGAAGACCATCCGCCTTCCCCTTAGCCTTACGAAACTCCTTGCGGTCTATAAGATCAGGCGAGTGCGTCCCTGGATGACCGGCGCACCATTTCTTGCCTTCTGCACTGTCCAGTTCAGGAAGTTCAGGAGCTTTTTCCATTGCCACCATGTCCAATGCAAACCAATTTTTCATCGCGGCGACCGCTTGCAAACGCCCGCTTCAGCTTCATGTTGATCTGGTCTTCGCGGAACATTACCGGCGCGCCGACATTCTCCACCTTCAGGTGACCGGCCCAGGCATCCCAGTTGCAATGCACCGGATTGTACCCCAGGCTCGCAATGCCGATCTGCGACATATCGCGGGTAGCCGTGACATCTTCCGTGGATGCCTTGTATGCACGGTCGCCCAGGATTGGGTTGTGGCTTTCGTCGTAATGCGAAAACGTCTGCCCGCACTCCCTGCACCTTTCGTCTTCGCCCTTCCATTCGTAATAGAAGTAGGGTGTCTCAACAATGTCGAATATCCGCATGTCGTACATGATCAGGCCGGTCGGCAATGCCGCAACTTCCTGAATACCGCCCAGCATATTGGCTTCCGTGCGGGTATACTGACCCAGCTTCCATGTATCATCTGCACCATCATCGTCGGTATTTTCCCAGCGGAAAACATAGATATTGCGATGAGGTGGCGGGCCGCAGTAGGGCGCACCAATAACAACCGGCCCGCGCTCGTAGTGGTCGTAAAGAAAATCGAAGCTGGAAGAAAAGAACGGCTTCGCGCCTGGGCGATCCGTAAGGTGGAGATCGGGCCAATTGTCCGAATCGATCATAATCAATACATCGACGCCCTGCTTCTTGGCTTGTTCCACCGCCTGATTACGGCTCATCGTGATGGGCGTGTCGGCTATATCGAACCAGGAAACATCCTTGATCCTCTCATTGCCTGTAGCCGAAAGTATCGTATTCAAATACCAATGCCGAATGCTCGGATGTTCGGCTGGCACTCCACCGTTGCCGCCGTAGGGAAACGAAGCGAAGCAAACATTTAGCTTTCTAGGTTCCATTCTTTTCCTCTCAAAAATGGGCGAGCCGCCCCGAAGAACGGCCCGCCCCTACCGCGCCAGCAGTAGTTGAGCGGTTACAAAATTACTGCGTGGCGCTGGAATACATACGACATCGCCCGAAAGAGAAGAGGATAAGTCCCGCAGGACAGCCAAATCTCTTTCGGGCGTGTGTATGCCGAAATTTTCAAACTGCTTCAACTTGTCTGGCGCGGACGGCATGGCGGCTTAATAATCGGTGTAGAACCCAGATTTCCTGACGACGTTAACAAGAACGTCCTGGTCGGTTTCATCTGTAGTGCTTGCGGTCATTGCAGCACCGACTTGGGCCAGCAAGTTGAGCGCCCTGGTCGCACCTTGATCGCCGCTACTAATCTTCTTCACGAGGCGACCGGCATTGGCCGCAGCGGTGGAGGTTTCTTCCGCCGTAGTAGCAGTGATGGCAATCAGCGGAGTCCCTGCTGGTATGCTGGTTGCTTCGCTTCCTGTAGCACCAGTCAGGCAAATCGCATTGCCCTGAACGACAACGTATCCCCAGTCACCATTGCCAAGTCCGGCAGAGGGGAGGTATTCATCGAGCGGGAAGCATATCTGCGCACCGGCAACGGCTGAACCTCTTCGGGAATAGCCGGTAATCTCCGTGCCAGCGCCGTTCAGTACGACGCACCGCTTTCCTCTTAGGGCAGATCCGCTGCTGTTCTTGACGATGCGGCGAACAACGTCCTTGTAGGATCGCTTCGCGCCGGTCGTTTCATTAACGTCGGCAAATACAAATTCCCGACCCTCGAATTGTTCGCCATCGTGACTGGCAGAAGAATCAAAGAACTCGCCTGGGGCCAGGGGCGGCGGGGATGTGTCTGACATTTTTAACTCCTGCGAGCTACATACTCGTTAACGATTAAACGGATTACGCAACACCGTACAACTTACCGAAGTTGCGAGGTGACTTGAATTTGATGTTCGCCAAGCAGTCCACGACGTACTTCATGGATTGGCTATCGATGTCCCACTCGTTTTCGTCCGAGTTGAGGAAGGTAGCCTGCATCGAACGAACGTCCATCTGGTCTACGTTGAACACATAGCCAACATTGACCGGAACGCCATAATCGTGCGTCCACTCAACACCGTCGATTTCGACGACGTTCTTGAAGCCGAAGCTGCGAAGACCGGCATCGTTCGTTACCAAGACCCGCTCTTTGTCGTCGAGCAGATTAAGCAAGTCGCGATACAGCGAACGATCAAGTACGCCGAAGTCGGCGGCATTGTTCTGACCACCGTTACGGTGAACGGCAATCTGCAACGCGCGAATAGCCTCAATGCCCTGAGCAGCCCAAGTATCAGACGATCCAGGCAGGGCCGTGCTTGTGTAGTTCGCAACAACAGGCGACCAGAAGTCGTATGCCGGTTGCGCCTGACCATCGGGCCAAACGCCGGAAGTCTGCGATCCGCCGTAGTCGCCCAGGCCGGTTGTCAGGTTGGCATAGGTATCGGATGCCCAGCCGTACAAGTCGGCAGCACGCGCTGACGATTCCTGCGCGCCGGTCGTAATGTTTACCGAACCATCGATGCCCATCATGGACTCAAAGCCGTGCAGCGAGTTTTCGTTGCCAGCCAGATTGCCATCGACGTACCACTGATCGCCAATGTGTTCATCGAGGCTCTCGGTCAGATCCTCGACCATATCGCCCGCCAGATCAATGATCTGCTCCGGCCCGCGATTTTCGAGCATCTCCTTCTTGTAGATTGCATCCACGACTTGGTAGCCACGGTATTCCAGTTCGGCAATCTGATAGCGGTTGGTTCGTGTGAAGTTACGAGCCGTTTCACCGGTGTTGCCCTGGACAGTATGCAGCTTGTATTTGATTCGCCAGTCGAATCCGTTGCCGCCCTGATTAAACAGGAAGCGACCACGATCCTTCAGGTAGGCGGAAACCGGACGGTTGCGGAGAACTTCGTCCTCAACATCCGGCAGATGCTTGACGATACTGGCAGCTAATGAGCGACCCCAGGTGGTTGTCGAAGGCATAATGCACCTCAGTTAGTAAGCGTTGACAATTCAGCGGCGAGGCTTTCACGCACGCGATTAGCGACATTTCCAAAGCCTTGACGCGACGAACTATTGCTTGGCGCATTTCGACCAGGAGGAGTTTCCGTCCCAGCCCTGTTTCCTTCTTTGCTGGCGAGATTACGATTCTTCTTCAGTAGCTTGAGCTTCTTGTTAACTGCCTGATCCGTTGGCGATTGCTCTTCAGCCTGCTGTTCGCCAGCGGCCTGCTGCTGCTGAGATTGCTGGTAGGCTCGCTGCTGCTGTGCGTCCTGAACCTCGCGGCTCAGTTGCTGATATGCAGCGTTCCAGCGTGCGCGGGGATCGGTGATCCCGTATCCGCCCTGTTCCGGCGGCGCAGACACTGCGGCAATCAATTGATGCATCCGCTGACCCAAGGCCGATGGCGCTGCACCCTGACCGCTGGGATCTGGCACAAAATTGCCGCCGCTGTCCTTCATGTACATCCAGTCCTTGTGCTGATGCTCAAGGTTCTGGATGTAGCTGGCTTCAGTCCGCTGGTTCATTTCCACCGAAAGCTCTTCTTTCGCCTGATCGCGGGCGCGTCGAACAGCCTCTTCTATCATCGGAGACATGAACTCATACGGATTGGACGCCATCTTTTGCAGGGTTTCCCGCTGCTGAACCATATGCTGGATATACGCCTGCTGAACCTCCGCTGGCGTATTGGGGCCGAATTGCTCCTCCCCATTTTCGTCCTTGACCATGAAATGTTGCCAGTTCGGATTGAAGGCCGCTGGCTTGAAGTGTTCATTCCACCAAGGCTTTTCTGGCTCGGAAGCCGTGTCCGCAGACGTATCAGCAACCGGCACGGGCGGCTGTACGTTGCCTTGAATGAATTGCGTGGCAAGCTGGGCTAACTGCTCATTCTGCCGCGCTTGAGCTTCATAGAGTGATCGCTGGCGGTAGCCATCGACTAACTGACCGGCAATCTGCTCATCGTCCAGGCCATCAAACTCGTTCATGCCCTGAACAAAGGAAGAAAACGAACCACCAGGACTTTCATCCTCGCCACCCGTACCAGTGCTTTGTTCCTGCTGCTCGACCTGGGTAGACTCGCTAACCTGATCGACTACCTGCTCCTGCGACTCTTGCGCTTCGGACTCAGGCGTTTGGACGCTTTCACTGGAAATGTCTGCTGGCGTTTGGTCTGTGGACATATTCTTTCCTCTCTATAGGGTTAATCGCCTTGAAGTCGGCCCGTACATGCAATTGGCCTGCATTCGCACATAGCTGGGGTTGCTAAACCCAGGGAAAGCGAAGATAATCGGGGCATGAAGGATATTGCTAGCAAGGATGCAAGCACGAAGAAGATTATCCTCACTCTGCGCGGTACGCAGCACGAAAGGAATCTGCTGCAT